GAAGCGTGGCTATACTGCAACTGGGATATATTTGAAGGTCAGTTCTTTGAAGACTTTATGGACAAGCCCGATCATTACAGTGACAGGCAATGGACTCACGTTATAGATCCGTTCGAGATACCTGACGGTTGGAAAATATACCGTTCGTTTGACTGGGGATATAATAAACCATTTTCTTGCGGTTGGTGGGCTATTGATTATGACGGTGTGGTCTATCGCATCCTTGAATTGTACGGCTGCACCAAAACGCCAAATGAGGGTGTTAAATGGACGCCTCCGAAAGTGTTCGAAGAGATACACCGAATTGAGACAGAGCACAGATGGCTAAAGGGCAAGAAGATCATAGGCATTGCTGATCCTGCAATATGGGATGCCGAAACAGGTGAATCAATTGCTGATACAGCCGCAAAACACGGTGTGTTTTTCCAGCCGGGTGACCACAAACGACTCCCGGGATGGTTGCAGGTGCACTATCGGTTTGCCTTTGATGAGAACGGATATCCGATGATGTATATATTCAGTAACTGCAAGGCTTTTATAAGGACGATCCCTTTGCTTCAATACGATGAGCATAAACCCGAGGATCTTGACACGGACGGTGAGGATCACGTGGCCGACGAGGTAAGATATTTTCTTATGTCAAGGCCTATAAAACCGAGAGCGGCTAAAAAGGCCGACAGTTATGAGAATAATCCTTTGAATATCTTTTTGGATATTCCTAAGGAAATGTTGAAGGCTTCATCCTTGAAGCCGAGAATGATAATTAAGGAGGATTAAGGTGGCTCTATTTAACCGTTTTAATAAACAGCTCCAGGGCCCTGCCGATTCAATGCAGGGTGTTGAGAATATGCCTGCTGCGAACGGATTTAAAGTCCTTGAACAACCTATAGGCGTTAAAGAAATACAAAAGGCAAATCAGATACTTCTCAAATACAAAGAGGGGAAAGCCAACCTTGAGCAGAGAATAGTCGACAACGAGCAGTGGTATAAGCTCCGTCATTGGGAGTGTATGCGTGATAAGAGTGATGAGATACAGCCGACCTCTGCTTGGTTATTCAACTGTATTGCCAATAAGCACGCGGATGCAATGGATAATTTCCCATCACCCAATATTTTGCCGAGAGAAGAGGGAGACAAGCAGGAAGCCGAAATGCTGACTTCTATTATCCCTGTTATTCTTGAACAAAACGACTTCGAAAAGACGTATTCCGAGGTTTGGAATTATAAGCTGAAAAGCGGCACAGGTGTATATGGCGTTCTGTGGGATAGCACGAAGTTTAACGGACTCGGGGATATTTCTATCAAAAAGATCGATTTGATCAATCTGTTTTGGGAACCCGGTATTACCGATATTCAAGCATCAAAGCATCTTTTCCATGTTGAATTGTGTGACAACGAGACATTAGAGGCTATGTATCCGCAGTTGAAAGGCAAACTCAGTACTTCGACAATAGATCTCAGCAAATACGTATATGACGATACTGTTGATACATCGAGTAAATCGGCGGTAATCGACTGGTACTACAAGAAGCATCAAAACGGAAAAAACGTCCTGCATTTCTGCAAGTATGTCAATGATTTTGTGCTGTTTGCTACCGAAAATGAGACAGAGCCGGTGACGGTTCCCGAAACGGGTCAGGTCGTAAGAGGTTCGTTGGCTGAACTCGGTTGGTACAACCACGGACTTTATCCGTTTGTATTTGATCCGTTGTTCACCGTTGAGGGTACTCCTGCAGGCTTCGGATATATCGATGTCGGTAAGGATGCACAAAGCTACATAGACCGCGGCAATCAGGCAATTATGAAAAATATGCTTGCCAATTCAAAGCCGCGACACTTTATTCGCACAGATGGTTCGGTAAACGAGGAAGAGTATGCCGATACGACTAAGGATTTTATTCACGTAGACGGCAACTTAGGACAGGACTCAATCCTTCCTGTTTCGGGAAAGCCGCTTAGCGATATTTATGTGCAGGTCATTCACGATAAAATCGATGAACTTAAAGAAACAACCGGAAACAGAGATATATCCACCGGCGGTACTACAAGCGGTGTAACTGCCGCATCGGCTATTGCGGCAATGCAGGAAGCCGGTTCTAAGCTGTCACGAGATAATAATAAAGCCTCCTACAGAGCTTTCCGTCAGGTGTGTTTGATCGTCATTGAGCTTATAAGGCAGTTTTACGATATGCCTAGATGCTTCCGTATTATGGGCGAGAACGGCGCGGCACGGTTTGTGCAGTATTCAAATGAAGGTATTCAGCCCGCGCACCAGGGTAACGATTTCGGTATGGATATGGGACATCGCGTTCCGTTGTTTGATATCGAAATTACTGCTCAAAAGCAATCGCCTTACAGCAAGATGGCTCAAAACGAATTAGCGCTACAGTTCTTCGGTGCAGGTTTCTTTAATCCGCAGATGTCGGACCAAGCTCTTGCTTGTCTCGATATGATGGACTTCGATCGAAAACAGTTCATCATGCAGAAGATTTCTCAAAATGGTACTATGTATCAGCAGTTGATGATGATGCAACAGCAGATGCTCGCACTGGCGCAGATCGTAGATAAACATGAGGGTAGTAATTTAGCCGAGCAAATAGCCGCAGGAGTGACCGGTGGGGTAGCACCTGCTCCTATAAGCTCTTCCGCCGGCAGTGTAGAGCAGACCGAAGCCCTTGGCGGTGAAGAGGGAAAAGCGGAATCTTCGACCACCAAGAAGGCACGACAGAGAGTGGCTGAGTCCACCAATCCGACATAAGGAGGCATTTGGATGATTACGGTGACCTTTAGTTATCTTAAAGAGTCGGGTACTATTGCAATGAGTGTTGAAGGACACGCAGGGCAGGCGGAAAAAGGAAAAGATATCGTTTGTTCCGCTGCTTCTATACTCGCGTATACCGTCGCTCAGTATGTTCAATATGTCGAAAAACTTGGTGGAATAACAGTTAAACCGAGGCTTGAAATGAAGGACGGATATATGCTGATTGTTGCAAATCCGACTGACGAGTATCTTGCAGAAGTGCTGAATGCATTCTTTGTAGCTCAGGTCGGCTATTCGCTTTTGGCACGGGACTATCCGCAGTATGTAGAATTAAAAATGCTTGGTGAGGCATAAAGCCTTTACATATACCAACGATTCGTCCACGATACGGACAGAAATTTTAAGGAGTTCTATATGAACAAAACAGTTAATTTTTTTCCGACGCTTCTCGTCGACCTTCAGTTGTTTGCTGACGGTACAGGTGGTGGCACAGGAGCAGAGGGAACGACGGGCGTAAACGCGACAGCCGCCGTGTCGCAGTCGGGCGTAAACAAGGGAAAATCGGATTCACTTTCCGATATCAAATACGGTATCCAGGAAAATGATGCTGAAGAAACAAATCCCGAGGCACAGGTCGCCGATGTGCAGAAAACAGACGATGCAAACAACACTCCGGACCTCAATGCTGAATTTGAGGAGCTTATCAACGGCAAGTACAAGGATCAATACGGTGCCAAAATGCAGGATACCATCCAAAAAAGGCTTAAAAGCACAAAGGAAGGTGCCGAAAAGTATGAAGCACTTGCACCTACTCTTGAGATACTTGCAAAGAAGTATGGTGTAGATCCGACCGACGTAAAGGCTCTTAACAAGGCGATTGAGGATGATGATTCGTATTTCGAGGCCGACGCCATGGAAAGAGGTATGTCGGTTGCGGAGTTTAAGAATGTTCGGAAAATTGAAAAGGAAAATGCCGAGTTTCACCGCATGGAACAGGAACGACGTAACAAAGAAGCATTTTTCAAGAAGTTGTCCGCCTGGGATGAACAGGGCAAGCGGCTCAAAACAGTTTATCCTTCATTCGATCTTAAAACAGAACTTAAGAATCAGAGGTTTGCTGAGCTCATCAATGTTCCCGGTCTATCGTTGAGAGACGCTTATGAGCTAATCCACCGAGACGAGATTATGACGGCAGGTATGCAGTATGCACAGCAGGTTGCCGAACAGAAACTCGTCAATAACATACGGGCCAATGGAGCAAGACCGGTTGAAAACGGTAATTCGGCTCAGAGTGCATCGTTAGTCAAGAGCGACGTGTCACAGCTCTCCAATGCGGATATGGATGAAATCAACCGCAGAGTCGCAAGAGGAGAGAAGATCACATTCGGGCGTTCTAAAAGAAAGTAGTCCGCAGTGATAAGATCTCCTTGAAATCAAAATAATTTTTAAAAAGGAGATTTATTATGTTCGAAACTAAAATCAATCTTCAGCTTTTTGCTGAACTCAACACCAATACTACTGCATCTCCCGGCCTTTCGGTGGAGAACAAGGAGTATTATGACAAGAACCTTATCAGAGAAGCACAGCCCAACTTGATTCACGACCAGTTTGGCCAGGAAAGGGATATCCCTAAGGGTAACGGTAAAAAGGTCGAATTCCGCAAGTTCGCATCTCTCCCCAAGGCTACTACCCCTCTTACCGAAGGTGTAACTCCTGACGGCAAGAGCCTCAATGTAACCGCGATCGAAGCAGAGGTATCTCAGTACGGTGACTATGTCACTCTTTCTGATATGCTTGATCTTACTGCTATTGACCCCGTTGTTCTTGAAATTGTTAAGGTTGTCGGTAATCAGGCGGGTCTTAGTCTTGATACTATCACTCGTAATATTTTGCAGAGCGGTAATAACGTATACTATTGCCCCAAGGCAGACGGTTCCGAGGTTACCAGCCGCGATGACCTTGATGACACCTGCTTGCTTACTGTTGACGTTGTAAAGAGCGTAGCAGCTATTCTTAAGGGTGTGAATGCTCCGAAAATCGATGGCGGTTACGTGGCAATCGTTCATCCTTACGTTGCAAAGGATATTATGTCGGATCCTTTGTGGATCGATGCATATAAGTACACCAATCCCGAGAACATTTATGAGGGCGAGATCGGCAAGATCGCAGGTGTACGATTTGTAGAGACCTCGGAGGCAATGATTTACCCCAACGGTGTATTTGGCTGCTTGTTCCTGGGTGCCAATGCATACGGTAAGACCAAGATCGAGGGCGGTGGCTTGCAGACCATTATTAAGCAGCTCGGCTCTGCCGGTACCGGGGACCCTCTTAATCAGAGAAGCACCGTCGGTTGGAAGGCAACTAAAACCGCTGAGATCCTTGTTGACCCTTATATGTGCCGCGTCGAATGCAAGTCTTCGATGTCTGACAAGGCTCTTGAAAACTAAAAACAATGAAACCAGGGAGGGAGAACTCCCTCCCTTACTTTAACTAAGGAGGCTATATAATGGCTGAAACAAAGAAGACCGCCGAAAATAAGGCGGTTAAAGAAAAAACAGTACACATCCGACTGCCCTTAACAAAAAAGGAAAAAGACGACGTTTTTGTGGGTATAAACGGTCGTAGATTCCAGATACAGCGAGGTAAAGACGTAGAAGTGCCCGTATCTGTTTATGAGGTGTTACAGCATCAAGAAGAGATGCTTAACATTGCTATGGAGTACGAGGCTCAGATGGCCGCCAAAGCTGAACAGTAATAAGAAAATAAAACAAAAGGGGCATTTTTATGTCCCTTTTTTTAGAATAAGGACGGTGAATTAAATGACAATTATTGAAGCGATCAATCTGATCGACACACTTAAACCGAATAATTACACACAGAAAGACAAGATACTGTGGCTTTCGACGCTTGACGGCATTATTAAAAAAGAAATTATAGATACTCATGAAAGAGCAGAGTCTGTGGTTTTTGACGGATACAATGCGGAAACGGCACCGAACACCGTCCTGCTTGTGCCTGCTCCGTATGATGAAGTGTATATTAAGTGGCTTGAGGCACAGATAGATTATAACAATGGAGAAACAGGTAAATATCAGAACAGTATGATTATGTTTAATACCGCTTATTCGGCGTTCGAACGGTATTACAACCGTGTTAATATGCCGAAAGGTACTAAATTTAAGTACTTTTAAGAAAGGAGAAAGGAAATGAAATTGCCGACTCTTAATGAAATCGCTATGCAAAGAAGTGTTATTGATGTTTTTGGCGGATATAACCACAATATGCGCATAAGTGACAGCGAGTTTTATGATATGAAAAACTTAACCTCTACATACTATCCCGTCCTTTCTCCTCGCGGAAAAAGGGGGACGTATAAAGAGGTTACGAGTCCGAGCGGAATGATAGCCAAAGATGCGTTGTGTTATGTAGATGGTTCGGAATTTGTGATGAACGAGTATCGGGTAGAGATGGGATTGAATGATGAGCCGAAGCAACTTGTATCGATGGGTGCTTATGTCGTTATCATGCCCGATAAAAAGTATATAAACACTAAGGATCTGACCGACTTCGGCAATATAGAAGCCGATGTCTCAACTCAAAGCGCTGTCACATTTTCTTTGTGTAAATTGGACGGCACAGATTATTCCAATGAGAATATAACAACAACCGAGCCTAATGAACCCGAAAACCTGGCATTGTGGATAGATACTTCGACTGTGCCTCATTCGTTAAAACAATGGTCGAAGAGCTCTAATATGTGGACAACCATAGCTACCACTTATATTAAAATATCCTCTCCCGGTATCGGCGCGGCTTTTCAAAAGTATGACGGTATTAACATTTCGGGGTTAAAGGACAAGGTCCTGCACGATAGTACTACAGGCAATGTCCTTGAGAACACAGATGACTTAGCGGCATTGGAAGGCACTGCCATCGTGTGGGAGAAGAGTGATGATTATATAGTCATTGTCGGTATGCTGGACATTACAAGAACTATAAGTGATTCAATCACCATTATTCGGAAAATGCCGATTATGGATTTTGTTATAGAAAGCGGTAACCGTCTTTGGGGTTGCAGATATGGTACAGATGCGAACGGCGAAACCGTTAACGAGATATATGCTTCAAAACTTGGTGATTTCAAAAATTGGAATTGCTATATGGGGTTGTCCACCGACAGTTATGTTGCGTCTGTGGGTACTGACGGAATTTTTACGGGTGCAATAACTCATCTGGGATACCCGTTGTTTTTCAAGGAAAATTATGTTCATAAGGTGTACGGTAATTACCCTGCGAATTTTTCTATACAGACTACAGCGTGCCGAGGAGTACAAAAGGATTGTTCAAAGAGCCTTGCCATTGTCAATGAAACGCTGTACTACAAAGCAAGATCGGGTATATGTGCTTATGATGGCTCATTGCCTGTAGAGGTATCCTCAGCCTTTGGTGACGCTGTTTACAGCGGTGCCGTGGCTGTTGCTCACGGAAACAAGTACTATGTTTCAATGAAGGATACAGACGATCACGGTAATATTTTTGTGTATGATACGCACAAAGGTATATGGCATAAGGAAGATGATATTGAGGTTAAAGAGTTTTGCTCGTGCCGAAATGAAATATATTACATTCCTCAAAACGAAAACAAGATAAAAACAGTATTCGGAACGGGTGTTGTCGATAAAGAACGTGTCAAGTGGATGGCTGAGACAGGAGCGATCGGCATATCTGCACCGGACAAAAAATACGTCTCACGATTGAATATCAGAATGTCGCTTGATGTGGGTACTAAAATATATTTTTATGCTCAGTACGACTCCTGCGGAGAATGGCACTTGCTGTCTTCAATGACGGGTACAAGTCTTCGAAGCTTCTCCGTTCCCGTAAGACCTAAACGGTGCGATCATTTCAGATTGCGGATAATTGGCGAGGGAGATGCAAAGATATATTCGATCGTTAAAACGTTAGAGCAGGGAAGTGATCTTTAATGAGTGTTGATATAAGACTTCCTAATATTACAGGCAGAACCGATGCGGAGCAGTTGCAACAGATAAAAAGCTATTTGTATCAGTTTGCAAGTCAGCTCCAATGGGCCTTCAGCACCGTGGAATCGGGTAACGGTTCGTCTACGAAGGTGTTGGAACAGAAGCAGATCGGGAATACACCGTCTGATGATCGTGATATAGCGAATTTTAATCAGCTTAAAAGCCTTATTATCAAGACCGCAGAAGTGGTTAATGTATACAGCGAAAAGTTGGAAAAACTTATCGACCTTGACGGTGAGTATTATGCCGAGAGCCCGTTCGGAACGTTTATCGAGAATACAAACAACAGAATAGATGCCACAGAAAAGGATGTTAAGCAATCTCTTGATAATTATCAGGCCATTTTTGACGAAAACGGCAACATTAAGGCTGAGCTTTTGGTTAACGGCCATATTTATTCGGGTATTATCGAATATGCAAAGAGCGGCGAGGCTATTGTGGGCATTGAAATAGGGCAGACGACCGACGTGAACGGCGTTCAAAAATTTAATAAATTCGCAAGATTCACGGCCGACAGACTATCCTTTTATGATGCCAACTCGATAGAGGTCGCATATATAAGCGATTATAAGTTGGTAATCACACAGGCTCATATTAAAGGTACGTTGGAGATGGGCTCATATTTTAAATTTGATACAACTAACGGTATTGCATTGATACCGGTATAAGGAGTGTGAGAAATGGCAAGCGGAATTATATATGGAACAACAAGCAATCAGACTTTGGAAAGTAAAATCGAATGGCGGTCTGTACCTGATGAAGTGACCAACAGTAGTGAAGTGATGGCTCTGCTTTATTACAGACGAAACAACACCTACACCGGCACCCCAACAAGTGGTACCGGCACGTTTAGTATAACAATCGATGGGCAAACATCGAGCGAGAAAAAAGGCTTTACCATACCGAACGATAAATCGTGGGTACTTGCTATCAGCGTCACTAAAATTGTTGAACACGAGGATGACGGTTCGAAGACTATCACCATATCAGCTGCAGGATCGTTACCGCCCTCTTCCTTGACGAGTACTAATTGCAGTGATGAAGTAACTCTTGATAGTATTGCAAGAAAATCTGAGTTTACTGTATCCAAATCATCGATTACGATGCTTCAAAGTGTAACAATAAACATTGACCGCAAGAGTGAAAAATTTGTTCACGATCTCACATATTCAATAAACGGTGATAAAGGCAGTATTGCTAACGATGTTGAGAATTCGTATGAATGGACAGTTCCCGACCTTGTATCGCAGATTCCCGATTCGTTGAGTGGCACTTGTACAATAACCTGTGCCACACGAATTAAGGGTGAATCGACTGTTATAGGTACGGACTCGACGACCTTGGTCGTGACGGTCCCCGATGGTTCCAAACCGATATTATCGGCGGATTCGGTTGTAATGCCGGGAGAGTTAACGATATCGGTTGAAAGTAACAGTAAGTCGTTCTCACACGATATAAGTTATGTTATCGAGGGGTATAACGAGGTCACACTTCAAACCGATATAGGTTCGTCTTATAAGTGGGATATACCCGATTTAACATCGTTAATCCCTAATAAAACCAATGTGGAATGTACGGTCACATTAACCACAAGGAACGGTACCGCAACAGTCGGCAGTAAAACAGTAGAACTCACCTTGCATGTGCCCGAAAAATCTAAGCCCACATTATCGGCATTATCGGTGGTTATGCTTAATAAGGTTACTATCACCGCTAATAGACAGAGCAATTCATTCACTCACGACTTAACGTATAAAATCAATGGTTTTGAGGGCGTAATAGCTACAGGAGTTAACGAGTTGTATGAGTGGACAGTACCGGATCTCGTGTCTAAGATATCTGGTAAGACGAGTGATACTTGCACTATTTATTGTAAGACAAAAAACGGCACCGCCGAAGTCGGCATCGAGTCTGTAACATTGACGGTAAGTGTTCCTGAAAAGACCTCGATAAGGTTATCCGCTGACACGGTTAAAATGCCCGGTAGGGTGACTGTCTTTATGGATAGTTTAAGTGATGGATTTACCCACGATTTGTCTTATACGGTCAACGGAAAGAGCGGAAATATTGTTTCTTCCGTAAAAGGTTCGTATGAATGGAGGATACCCGATTTAAGTGCAGTCATATCAGGCAAGACAAATGACGTGTGTACCGTTTATTGCAAGACAATGAATGGAACCGCCGAAGTTGGCACTACCGCGATCAACCTGACCTTGAATGTGCCTGATGCAAGTAGCTTCTCTGCTTCCTCATTAACAGTTAAGATGGGGAACAATGTTGTTTTTACTATCACTCCGAACTCAGACCACTTTAGGCATAAACTGTCTTATGTTATAGGTGGTAAGAGTGAAGTTATTGCGACAGATGTTATCAAGAAAGGTGAGTGGACACCTTCTAAGGAGCTTGCCGCATATACAAACAATAAATTAAGTGCAATCTGCGAGATCATTTGCGAAACATATACAGGATCTGCACTTGTTGGCAAGAAAACCATCGATATCACTTTGACTGTGCCTGATGCAACAATTCCCATTCTGTCGGCATCAACGGTCGAAATGGGCGGCAAATTAACTATCACTTTAGATAAGAAAACGGATGCGTATACTCATAATCTTTCGTATGCTTTAAAAAATGTCGGTGGTTCTACGGTCATTTACAACGGTACAATCGGTGAGGTCATAGGTGGTAATTATGAGTGGGAAGTGCCGCTGTCGCTTGCGGCTGAAATGCCAAATGCCATTAAAGGTACGATAACAATTACTTGTCAAACTCTTTTCAAGAATAGTACATCTGTAGTGGGAGAAAAGGCGGTATCATTTACCGTTACCGTGCCTAATAACGACGATACGAGGTTGACATTCACGATGAGTGTTGAGCCGGTAAGTGAGTTGCCGGACGTATTTAACGGAATATATGTCCAAGGAAAATCGCAGGTCAAGGTATCGTATGCGGCAAAGTCTGACTATTCAGATATTAGCACTTATAAAACCGTTGTACTCGGTCGAAGCGGATACGGCAATCCGCATACTTCCCAGGTACTTACAACTAATGGAAAAGTTTCCGTTGCCGGTACAGTTACCGACACACGCGGTTATTCGGTGGAAAAATCGACAGAAATTGTTGTGATCCCTTACAGCAAACCTCGAATTATTCCCGGCGAAGGTCAAACTAAGATAATTTGCGAACGGTGTAATTCTGACGGTGGGCTTGATCCCGGCGGTACATATTTGAAGATAGAAATCGGAAGAATGTATAGCGGAGTTGTTTCAAACGGAATCCAAAAGAATTACTGCAAGCTGAGTTATCAGTATAAGACGGACGCCGCAGGAGAAGGCGATTATTCAAAAGCGGTCGAATTGTTGCCGAAGGATGCAACCGACGATTACGTGTCGATTGTCGTGCCCGGTGTGTCGTTAAACACGCAAACAGCCTACGACGTTCGGTTGATCGCGGAGGACGATATAGGCGAAAAGGACACGGTTACTGTTGTGATTCGCACGATGTTTGCGACATGGCACGCACCTATAGGCGGTCACGGATTTACTTTGGGAGGTTATCACGATCCTTCTAAATATAATGTGTTTGACTGTCGTTTTGATGCCGAGTTTCAAGGTTGTGTAAGCGGTAGCGTTTTAGGGCTTCTTGGCTCTTCGGGAAGCATACCGGCTAATGGCGATGCTAATGATTACAAAACACCCGGCGTCTTTGCCGTTTCGTCCTATGCTAATGCGAAAACGATTAAAAACATACCGCTTCAAACCGCGGGACTTTTGAGGGTTTATGCGGCTATTGGACAAGACTATGTGACTTCTGGTAACTGGAAATACATTATGCAGGAGTTCCGTTCTGTTGAAGCAGGTGCACCTGAATACAGACGGTATATCTCATCTGACGGTGAGGGTAAATGGAGTTACGGTGAGTGGAAGCCCGGCATTGATACTTTACTTCACTTTGAAGGAAATGCCGTTAAAGCTAATGTATATGCCGATGAAGCAAACGATATTTGCAGACTCACGATATCAACAGCCAATAACACTTATAAGATATGGTTTAAACCCGATGGAATAGCCTATGTCAAAAACGATACAGTTATTTGGAATAAATAATTAAGGAGGAAGAATATGTCCTATAACACCAAATTTGTTGAAAGTGATTCAACGATCGCAAAGGATAAAAGAAGAAAGGAATTAGAGGCATCAAAGCCGAGTGATTTTACCTATAACCCTTATGAAAAGAGTGAGGCAGTAAAATCAGCCGAGTCTTTGCGCGATGAACACACGGCCAATAAGCCAACTAACTTTAATTATGGAGCTTATCAGAAAAGCGACTCGGTTAAGCAGGCAGAGGCCTTACTGCAACAGCAATTGTCACAGAAGCCCGGCGGATATCAGTCGGCGTGGCAGTCACAGCTCAACCAAACACTGGATAAGATCCTTAACAGAGAAAAGTTTTCTTATGACATAAACGCTGATGCTCTTTATCAGCAGTATAAGGACCAGTATATGCTCCAGGGTCAGCAGGCAATGATGGACACCATGGGACAAGCCGCGGCCGCGACAGGTGGTTACGGAAACTCTTATGCCCAGACCGTGGGTCAGCAGACCTATCAAGGCTACCTTCAGCAGTTAAATGATAAAGTTCCCGAGTTTTATCAGATGGCACTCAACCAGTACAACCAGGAAGGCCAGGACCTTTATAACCAGTACGGAATGTACGCTGACAGAGAAGCACAGGACTACAGCAGATACAGAGACGATTTGTCCGATTATTATACTGAATTAAACCGCCTTACCGAAGACGCGAGGTATCAGTCAGAGAACGATTACGGCCGTTATATTGATGAATATAATCGACAGTATGGCGAGCATCGTGATAATGTGTCGGATTATTATGCCGAATTAGATCGATTGACCGAAGATGCAAGGTATAAGGCTGAAACGGAATACGGTCAGTATATGGATAAGTATAATATTGCTTACGGTCAGCACCGTGACGAGATTGCCGATTGGCAGAACGAGCTTAATCGTGCGGACAACGAGTATTGGAATCAGTATAACCGCGAATACGGCGAACATATCGATAACAAAAACTTTGATTACAATAAAACGGTTGATGATCGTAACTTTGAATATAACAAGTCTATTGATGACAGAAACTATCAGTATCAGCTCGACCGCGACAAGGTTTCCGACAGTCAGTGGCAACAGTCTTTTGATTCCAACGAAAAATGGAACGAGAAAGAATTTGAGGCATCTGAATATTGGAATAAATACAGCGCAGACGCCCAGGCCAAGGAATCAGCCAAGGATGATGTATACAACGCTATTCAGACGGGTGTTACTCCGTCGGATGAGATGATTGCCGCCGCAGGTCTTGATAAGGACACTGTATTGGCGATGGCTAAGGTATATAAAAGCCAGATAAAGAGCTCGAGTAGTGGTTCGGGAAAAACAGCGACCGATAAAAACACTCTTTCGGTTACTGATCATGATAGAATTGTTACTCAGCTTCAGTCTTATCACGATAGTGGAGACAATGTGAAACTCGGATCGTATCTTGATAGTTTGGTCTCGGCGGGTACGATTTCAGAAGCATACGCGGACGAAATGTATAAAGCGTTTCGCGTCGAAGAAAAAGAGTCTCAAGAATCTTCTTTGGCAAACTGGTGGGACAAGATTTTTGGAAAGTAGTAAGAGAATGGAGAGATTCTAATGGGCGTTATTGAAAGATATGAGCAAAAAAGAAAAGAACAGGAAAATTCAAAAAATCAAGTGAATTACGGTGTTGAATACCGTTATAAGTCGAAAAACGCAAAAAATGTATTTGATGAAATTTCCGCTAAACTTTCTGATTTGGATGCATATTCAAATAAGTTTTTAACTTCATTTAATAAACGTTTTTATGACAGCAATGGCAACTTTATTAATGAATACCGCGATGATAGTGCTGATTGGCTTGAAAGTGTTTCGAACAAAAGAAAGCACTATAACGAAGAGAGTCAGTATATTAAAAATCGTCTTGAAGAATATAAGGACTTTGTAGATCCAAAAAAAATGCAAAAGATATACGAGACGCTTGATAGGAATAGTAAAGTATATTCAGAAATTTTTTCGTTTGCGAAAAAGGACCACTATAATTGGACTGAGATTTTTAAGTCTGAGGAAGAGTATAACGAAGCTGTTCAGGCTCAAAAGGATTATGAGGCGTTGACTACTTTCGACCTTGAGGCAGGAAAAGCGGAAATTGAGGGTTTACGCAATAGTGATGAAGTTGTGGCTTTAAGAACTGAAAGGCAAACGTTGTGGGATAACATCAGGAAGTATAACCGAGGGGTACGAACAACTTATAAAACACAGGAGCAAGTTGAATCTGCAAAAAAGAAGCTATCTCAAATAGATGAAAAACTATCCCGTATTCAATCAACCATAGACGAAAAGCAGGCATATTATAACCAAGCCAAGTATGTCCAAGATGGTATTGCACTCAACAATAATGCCGTGAATGCAGAGGACTTTGAAGAGATGAGTAAGTACATTAGTACCAAAGCCGAGGGTTTTTGGGAAAAACTTACGGCAGATGATTTCGGGTACAAAGACACTACTTACGAATACATAAATAATGTTAATGGTATTCGTGATGATTATAAGAGGAGACACATCACATATTCGGCGGATAATCCGTATGACGATGACGAATTTTATTTGTCAATATATGATAATATGACCGCCGATGAGATCAAGGTTTATAACTATTATTATGCCAAAGAGGGCAAAGAGAAAGCCGAAGAATACTTAAAAAGTATCGAAAAAAGTATTAACTCACGAGAGGCAAGTAGGATTTTTTCCGGGTTAGAAGGCGACACCTTCTTTGAACTTCTTTTTGGTGTTGAAGCTGGTCTCGATCAGTTTGCTTCGGGTATGGAAAATCTTTTTAACACCAAGGATAATTATATCCCACCATCGGCCACTCAAATGGCATCGGGTATGGTTAGAGAAGACCTTGCAAACTCAAGTATCCCTATATGGTACAACTTTAAAGAGGGCGAATGGGAAGATACAATTCTTGGTAGTTCACTTGGACAGATTGGTTATGATTTGACTACTACCACATCTAATATGCTGCCATCTATATTGACCTCGGCCGCAATTAGTTATATCAACCCTGTAGCAGGTCAAGCGGTTGGTGCAGGGCTTATGGGTGCATCCGCATCGGGTAATGCTTATGCGGAAATGTTAAACCTCGGATACGATAAAGGACAAGCGCGCTTGTATTCGGGTTTGGTAGGCGCTTCTGAAGCGAGTTTGCAGTATTTGCTTGGTGGTGTGGGCAAACTTGGCGGAAAGGTGTCGAGCAAGGTTGCTGTTGGAATTGCCAACAATTTTGATAACGCTTTTGCAAGGGTAGCAATTAAACTTGGCGGAAACGCTTTGGGCGAGTTTACTGAAGAATATTTGCAGGAAGTTCTTAACCCTGTTTTTAAAAATTTTGCTCTTGGTACAAATGAAAACGTAAAATTATTTTCAAAAGAGGCTTTGTATAACGGTATCCTCGGTGCTTTATCCGCAGGAATACTTGAGGGTGGTAGTACCATTGTTTCTGATGTAAAAACTACAAAACTTGGTAAGAACGTGCAGAAGATTGACGGCGGTGTCGAAAGACTTAAACGGCTTGGCACAACCTTTTCTGCAGATACTGTGGCATATAAAATTGCAGACCAAGTCACTAATGAAACCGGAGCATATAAAATTGGACTTCTCCTTCAGGAGGTGGGTGGTACCCTATCAGAGCAGAATGTTTCAGATATTGCAACGGAATTAACTAATAAGGGTATGGATAAGGCTACTTCAAAGAGAATTGCAAAGTCTTACCAAGCATTCCTTAATGAGGAAATGAGCCTTACCGACGAGCAGGTCAAAGTGCTTGAGGAACTTGATCCGCTTGCAGATGTGCTGAGAAAAAGCATTATAGGAAGAAACACTTCGATGTATCAAAGAACGAGAGAATACAGTGATCTTGTTCAGTTTGCTACAGAAGCGGAGTCGAACTCAAAATCTTCAAGTATATCTCAAGATGATGTTGCTAAAACCTCTAAAATCAACGCTCCTTATTCTGATGAACATTACATCGAAAGTGTGGTTAAAGAGTTTGAGGCAATGGGAATGTCCGCAGAGCAGGCTCGTGCTATGGCTAAAACACGATCGGCCACATCTGCCGATAGTAAATCTTCACCCGTCACCTCGAACCCCACAGACAGCAAATTTGAGGCATCTATGGACGGTAAGACAATCAACACCAAATCGGGTGAGGCGGTTGAAGTTGTTGGGGTTGTGGCTTCACAAAACGGCGATATGATGCTTAAGGTCAAAAATGGCGAGGGCAAGGTTGAAAACGTGAGGGCAAAGGACATCAGTTTTGCTTCGCAGGAAGAGGCTTTGATATACTCAGTTGTTGATGACTTGGGTACTAATGCCGCGGTTGCAGAGTCGCTTATTAAAAACTTTGACCCTGCCGACGGTGTATCTGCTCAGACTTATGCACTTGGCATTAAAGAGGCGTACACTTACGGCAAGGCCGGTATTCCGATGAATGAAATGTCCACTAAAGGTTATGTTATGGATCTTACCGAGCCACAGCGGTTACACGCTTATAAACTCGGCAAAAACGATGCTGAGGTTATGTTTGCAAAGGCACAGCAAAAAATCAATGCTAATTTAACCAAACCATCTGCTAATAAAAAAGGAAAAGTGTATTTTGACGGCGACACAACACATCTGAGTGACAGACAAAAAGTGTCTCTCGAAGTGATTCAAAAGCTGTCTGAGCATCTTGGCACTAATTTCGTTGTGTTTGAATCATATGAAAACGAAAGCGGTAAGCGAGTTTATAAGGATAATAATGGTTCAATTAAAATCGCTCCAAACGGATATTATGACCCTTCTACTGGAACGATCTACATAGATCTACATGCAGGAAATACAGGCGAAGGAACAATTCTCTTTACTGCCGCTCACGAACTTACGCATTTCATTAAACAGTGGTCACCGGCAAAATTCAAGATACTTGCCGATTTTCTTATGGATCAGTACGGTGAAAAGGGTATTTCGGTTGATACTCTCGTCAAAAAGCAAATTGCTAAGGCGAAAGAACATGGCCGTGAGATAGATTACGATACCGCCTATGAGGAAGTGATCGCTGATTCTATGGAAACAATGCTTGCTGATGGTAATGTGGTTGAAAAACTTGCTTTACTTAAAGCAAAAGATAAAGGGCTTGTTGAGAAGATCAAAGAGTATTTGACTGCATTAGTGGCTAAAATCAAGGCTGCATATAAAGGTCTTACACCCGATTCCAATGAGGGCAGGATAGTTTCGGAAATGGTCAATGTTGCGGAGCGGTTGGAGACTTTGTTTGCCGAGGCGCTTGCTGATGCGAGTGATAGTTATCAAAAAACTGATGTGAGGACACAAAAAAACACCACCGCTGAGGGCGGGGTGAGCTATTCTTTGAGAAAAGGAGCTGAAAATGATGTAGAAAAGGCTCTAAAGGATAAAAAATACAGAAATGATGTTTATCTAACGGAAAGCAGCCCTTCTATTATTGCGAGCCAAAAGGGTGTACGTAATCTTCCTATGTTGATGAAAGCTTCTCACATAAGGGAGAATGTGTATACTGAACAAGAGGCAAAAAATCTCGGATTAAAAGTTGATGAACACACACATTATCACGGACTTGGTAAGGATTTATTCTTAAAAATCATTGATGGCTTGGACGATGTAAAACTTGCTTATCGCGGAACGAAAAATGCATCAGATACAAGTCGGAGAGAAAATTACTTTTTGCTCATTTCCCAATATAAAGACGCAAATGGAAACACAATAAATGTTCCTGTGTATATTAACGAAAAGGGTCAATACAATCGGGTGTTCATGGATACAAATAAGATTGCAACAGTATTTGGAAGAGACAACTTTTTTGACTATATTCAAGATAAGGTAAAAAATGGGGATCTTGTAAGGATAAAAAATAGAAGCACACAAGCCATTGAACGGACGGCACTAATCGCCGGCGGTTATAGCAAGAATGCTTCTAATAATAATATACTCAATCCTAACGAAAAAGTCAAGGAAAATGTTGTGAAGAACTCTGACCGAGATACCGATGCAGTTTCTAATCGCAATCTGCTTGTTAATTCTCTGGAAAGCATTGCTCAGAATGAAATAGAGAAAAACAAGCTAAAGGAGTATCAATCAAAAATAAGTCATTTGAATGCAGAGGAAAAGAAGTTAGCCGCATTGAGACGTGAAATACACGACTTATCCTTTTCCAAGGGAGAACGAGATATGGCCAAACTGCGAAGCCTTAAGGACGAAGCCGTGCGTACGGCCAATCGCATAAACATATACGACCGTCAACTCTTGAACCTTGAGGCAACCAAACCATTGCAGAATGTTTTGAACAGAGAAAAGACTCTTGCTAAAAATAGGCAGAAATTAAAAGATGCTGAAGTGCTAAAGAGTTATAAGGAAAAAAGCGAGGCAAAGGTCGAAAGGTTAAAGGCCGAGTATCAAGAAAAACGAAAAGGAGCAGTAGAGAAAGTTAGAGAAACACGTGATAAGAGAGACGCTGTTACTAAATTGCAACAGATAGTTCTTAATACTTCTAAATGGATCTCTCATCCATCGAAGACCGATGTCAAATGTCCTGATATACTTCGTGGGCCTTATGCAGAATTTTTAAGCAATATTGATCTTTCGTCTAAAAGGTTGAGCGAAGGCGGAACTCCGACTAATAATGACCTTAAAATGTCGGTTGCAATGAATAATCTTGCCAATGCAATCGAAAGAATACGGATCGACCAGGATGCATCTACTGATGACTCAAAAAGAGAAAATCTCGACGCAGGATATCTTGATTTGCCCCAGGACTATGTTCAGCGGCTCCGTGAAATGGCGACGGAGATTTCTGATCTTATGGTTGACGGTGATTTTGTTGTTAATGTTATGTCATCCGCACAGGTCAAATCACTAACAAAGATCATCCGCGTGTTGAATCATGCCATAAAAGAAATGAGCACTTTGTATGCAAATCAACGCTTTGCGAAGATTGAGGAACTTGGCAATAACTCTGTTTCGTTTATGGAAGATTTGGGCGACATCAAAAAATCCGGAGTTATAAAAGATTTCTTGCTGTGGGATAACGCTCTTCCTTACTATGCATTTAAAAGATTTGGTGATGGTGGAGTATCTATCTTTGAAGAACTTATGGACGCCCAAGATAAATTGGCTTTTTTGGCAGATGAGATCTTTAAGTTTAGGGATAAAACCTGGTCGGATAAAGAGGCTAAGGCGTGGAGTGAGGACAAGCACACTATTAACCTTCCGAGCGGAAATGTTATTACGTTAACCACCGCGGATGCAATGTCTATTTACTGTCTTAGTCGGAGAGAGCAAGGATTACAACATTTGCTGGGCGGTGGCGTTAAGGTTGTCGGCAAAAAGAATCGTGCCTCCAAGGATGCGGATAGTAGAACGAATTTAACACTTGAGGATATTGACGCAATTCACACCTCTTTGACGGATCGCCAGAGAAAAGTTGCAGAGGCGATGCAGGAATATATGTCAACTGTTTGTGCGGAGTGGGGAAATGAGATTTCGATGAAACGTTTTCTTACACGCGAATTTACAGAAAAACATTATTTCCCAATAGAATCCAATAGTGAGAACTTGGTTGCAAAAGATCCTCGGGCTCAGCAAAGCGATCTCTACCGACTTCTGAACATTTCTGCAACAAAACAACTTGTTAAAGGTGCGAATAATGAAGTTATTATAAGGAATATCTTTGACGTCTTTACCAATCACACTTCGGATATGGCGAGGCTCAATGCATTTGGTATGGCGCTACTTGACTATATGAAGTGGGTAAATTATCGCGAGAGTGTGACCAATAATATCGGTCAGGTTCATACAAGAGGCGTTCGAATTGCCATGAACAATGCCTATGGAGAGAAGGCGACAAGCTATATTATTGATCTGATTAAGGACATCAACGGTCGTTCTAATGATAGCGGCGATCATCCTTTTTTGATGAGACTTACAAAAACGGCAAAAACTGCAATGGTCGGTGCCAATTTGCGGGTGGCAATGCTTCAGTTTACTGCATATCCAAGAGCGGCAATGGTATTGTCTAAAAAGAGTTTGGTTTTGGGACTCACTAAACTACCTAAAATTCGTATGGCTCAAAAGTATAGTGGTATAGCTCTTTGGAAGTCTTTTGGATTTTATGATACCAATATTGCCCGTAGCATTGAGGATCAAATTAAAGGTTCAGTGGATGTAAAACAGAAACTGGTAGAACTGTCGTTGAAAGGCGCTGAATACGCTGATGCTATAACTTGGGGGGCGTTGTGGAACGCTTGCGAGTATGAAGTTGCCGCCACCAAAAAGTATAAGGTTTTTTCGGATGATTTTTACCGTGCCGTTAGTCAAAAACTACGTGAGGTGGTATATGCGACACAGGTGGTAGACTCTGTGTTGACGAGGTCGCAGATAATGAGAAAAAAGTCTGGGCTTACCCAAACTGCCACGGCTTTTATGTCTGAACCAACAGTTTCAACAAACATCCTCATGAACGCATCTTTTCAATTTAATGTGGAAAAAAGAAAGACTGGCTCATCAAGTCTTGCTTGGAAAAAGACTCATAAAATCATCGGTAATGCAGTTGCGGTATACTCTGTATCGGCAATCATCACGGCGTTAGCTGAAAGTTTTGCGGATGCCTGGCGAGACGATGATGACGAAGAGTATAAGGAAAAGTTTTTGCAGGCGTTTACAGAAAATCTCTTGTCGAATATAAACCCAATTAGTAAAATACCGTATCTTGCTGATGGTGCAGATTTAGTTGCGTCTTTGGCCGGTGTCGGCTATTTTGATTCCGGTTCTCTTTATATGGAGGGTGCTGATCAATTACACACTGCACTTTCGGTTTGGAAAGAGTTGATAACAGAGGCAAATGGTGGAGCGAAAACGTCGAAAACTCTTTATAACGCAATATACAACTCTGTCAGGGCTGTATCTTCTGTGACTGGTATTCCTTTTAGCAGTGCAATGCGAGAAATTGTGACATTGTGGAATAATACGGCCGGTGAAGTTGATTCGACACTGATTTTGAGTATGTACGAGCCTTCTAATAAGGTGCTTGGTGAACGTCTCTATAAAGCAATCATGGAAGGCGACGATGTTGAAGCAGAAAAGATTAAGGCTCAGTTTGCTGATGATAAGGCGATGGAGACTGCTCTTCGAAAGGCACTTCGCGAAAACGATCAACGTGTGGCGGATGCCGCCGAAGCTCTATGTGATGGAGATTTCAAGGCTTACGAAAGGTTGCTTGATGATATTGTGGACGAAAGCGGTTTTGAGGCTGATATCGTTAAATCGGCTATTAGAGCAGAGGCCGACAAACTCTCCGATGCATCGAGTAACAACGGAAACGAGATCGACGAGAACAAGGAAAACGACAAGGCTGAATCAATTTATGAAGTCTCGGATATAAATGTCGCTTTCGAAAAAGGGAACACTTCGCTCGCCCTTGAAATCATGGACGATATTGTTAAATGTAAGACCGAGAATTATATCAGTAAAGGTGAGACCAAAAAGGAAGCTGAGAAAAAGGCCAAATCATCGGTTAAAAGTTCAATGACGTCGTATTGGAAACCTCTATACATCGAGGCGTACAAGAGCAAGGATAACGAGGAAGTGAAAAGGATAAAGAATATTCTCCTCAAGTCTAATCTTTATGGCAATTCAAACGATGTGACAAAGACTAGTCAAGATTGGATCAAGTCAGCCAAAAAGTAAAATTTAATACTCATTTAAGGGGGGTTCGGCTAACCTCCCTTTTATGTTACTATATACATAAATAAAGGAGGAATAGGGTATGAATCACATACATTATAGGATTTCGCTGGATATGTTCGATGTCGCGGTGCAGACAACGTTAAAAGCTAAAAAAGGCGATACTGCCTGCACAATTCACATTACCTTGACCGAGAACGGTCGGGTATATAATATCGCAGACGGCTGTAATGCATTTTTTAGTGCAAAGAAACCCGACGGTAATTTTCTGTATCATTCCGCAGAGTGTAGCATTGAAGATAATGAGATTGTTTATCACTTCACGGAACAGACTGTGCCGTGCGAGGGAATTGTTGAGTGTGAGGTCATTCTTTTAAAAGGCGATCAACGGCTTACAAGTCCACGATTTAATCTCTTGGTAGACGGCACCGTTTATAACGGTGAAGAAATAGAGTCCAAGACGGATGTGGATGCGTTTGGTTATCTCGTTAAAAAAGCACAGGAAGCCGCAAATAAAGCCGATAGTTATCAGCAGCAGGCGTGGAGTTATTTGGAAACAATAGAAGCTAATGTGCTTGAATCGAGACAGAATTTGGAGGACGCAGATAGGGCGGCAAGGAAAGCGGAGGAATGTCAGAACGAGGCTGATTCATCTGCTGAAACGGCTGGCGAATACGCAAGTGCAGCTCAAGCCTTTGCCGAGAATGCTCAAGGTTTTGCAACTCAGGCGAGTGGGTATGTAGCATCTGCAGAATCAGCGGCAAAGAACGCCGAAGCAAACGAACTGAATTCTCGCCAAAATATGGATGAGGCAAAGCAGGCCGCAATTGATGCCGGAGGATATCGTGATGAAACAGAAGAAACCTCTCGAAATATCCAAGCAGCAATGGACGAAGCAAACGATATCTTAAACAGTGCCAAGAATGATTTTTCGAACGCTTTGAATAAAACCGTTTCAGATTACGTGGTCAGGATAGAAGACGCATCTCCGTTGGAACACGAAATGTCCGTGTCACTCACACTTTTGGACAGCACACTTGAATTGAGTGATTTTGTTTTATACAGACATAGAAAGAATTTGTTGAGGTTCCCGTATTCGTCGTTACCGGCCGGAACCGGTTCGACCGAAATCAACGGCGTTACGTTTACGGTGTTCAATGGTGGTAAGGTTAGAGTGAACGGTACAGCAACAGCAGATGCACAGTTTTTTCTCAGGTCTTCATCCTCTTCTGAAAAACAAGTTTTGCAACCGGGAACTTATTATGTGAGCGGTTGCCCTGCAAACGGTAGTACTTCTACATATTTTATGGGTGGCTTTTCTATGAATGATGTCGGCAACGGTTTTAAACGAGTTTTGGATAAGCAGACTTCGGACTGGTTCTATATAAAAATCATTGCCGGAACTACCGTTAAAAATTTAGTGTTCGCGCCCCAAATAGAACTGGGTGATGTCAAGACAACTTTTTACCCGTATGTTGAGCCGACGGTTTATGCTCCGGTGTCAGATAGTCAAGGTGGCGGTATCGTTAATGGTGTAACGCCCATTACCCCTACAACAACACTTATGCTCAATTCCGATCAAGCAAAACTGACGGTTAAATACAACCGTGATATAAATAAGGCTTTTGCGGAGCTTATTACCGCAGTACAAACTTTAGGAGGTATAATCTGATGTTTAATTTATCTGAATGGTTAGTAAAAGGAATTATTGACGGCTTTAATAGGGGTCTCACTCCGTTCGCAAGGGTGACCGAGCTCACTGCCGCCTATGTCTCCAAAGGCCTTATCACCGTGGAGCAGGCAGAACAGATCGCTATTGCCTGCCCGATGTCGGTCGACACCGAAGAGAGCGAGGAGGAATAATATGGTAATTAAGGAATATAAAAAGGGCGTTGCTGTGCGATTGTCCGAGAACTTTAAATCAACCGAGTTTGATTGCAACGGCAAGGGCTGTTGCTCAAAGACTCTTATCGACCCGAAGTTGGTTGAGCACCTGCAGCAGATCCGTGACCATTTCGGTGCGCCGGTCAAGATCTGCAGTTCGTATCGATGTGAGATCCATAACCCCAAGGTCGGCGGAGTCAAGTCCAGTAAGCACCTTAAAGGTATGGCGGCCGACATCAAGGTTGAGGGTGTTGAGCCTGCAGAGGTCGCAAAGTACGCCGAGAGCATCGGTGTTTTAGGTATCGGTTTGTATGATACCGATAAAGACGGACATTTCGTACATATCGATACACGTGATAAAAAGGGCTTTTGGTACGGACATGCCCAGAAATACCGCTCGACCTTCGGCGGTGCAGTTTCAAAGGTCAATTATACTGTCAAGGAGTTTCAGAAAGCCGCCATCGCTGACGGATACAAATTCCCGAAGTACGGAGCTGACGGTGTTTGGGGTGAAGAGTGCGAAGCTGTTGCTAAGAAGGCAGTTTGTAAAAAGCCTCTGATCAAGGGCTTATATAAAAACAAAAATCTCACCGCCTTCTATCAGCGTCTGCTCGGCTTTACCGGCAAAGATATTGACGGTAAATTCTGGACGGCTACCGAAAAGGCCGTAAAAGCACGCCAGAAGGCTTTAGGCTTCACCGGTAAGGAAGTTGACGGCAAGATCGGCATAAACATTCACAAGGCATTTTTGGGGGTGTAGGCAGTGGAAATGACGTTGGCTATTATTGGAGGTGTTGTCGGTGTCTTAGGTGCAATATTCGGTTTGGTTGCTATGCTTCGTAACAAGAAAACAGATGATAAGTCTGAGGGTGAGAAAAACGGCGTTGTATTAACCGAACTCGGCTACATAAAGAAAGGTATTGACGGCATCGAAAAACGTCTGGAACGGCAGGAAAACCAGCACATCGATGTCATTAGGCATCTTACCAAGGTTGAAGAGTCGGCAAAGCAGGCACATTTAAGAATCGACAAACTCGAAAAATATCACAGTCCAAAATAATTAGGAGGAATATTTATGAAAAATAATTTCAAAAAGTGGCTCAAGGCCGCAGGCATCAGAACAGTCAAGACCATGGCAGAAACAGCAATCGCCATCATCGGCACAAACGCGATCGGCATCACCGATGTAAACTGGATCGGCGTTGGCAGTGCTTGTCTACTCTCGGGTGTTGTGACTGTACTCACCTGCATCAAGGGTCTGCCCGAAATCAAAGAATAA